CATTTGCGCCACGACGACCTGGCCGACGCGGTAGATCTCCCGGATCTCCTGGTCGCTCTTGATGCCGTTCAGGTGCAGCGTCTTCCGCAAGAGCGGCGACGGCTCGGTCGGCGCCGCTGGATTCGGCGTCATGAGCACCATGAGCAGCGGCTGATTGGTGAGCAGCTGCAGGACGACGTTCCAGGCGTTGCGGGCCGCGTCCTCGGCGACCGGCGACAGTGACGCGACGTCCACCTTCACGTCGACGTCGAGATCCGAGAGGTCCTCTTTCGACACTTCCTGCCACGTCACCGCCGTCTGCTGCACCGTCTGCGGGTCGCTCATGGCCGTAAACGGGTCGAGGCTCCGTTTCACCATGAACGGCAATTGCATGTGGTCCTTGACGCAGAGCAGCATCAGGCGGGCAATCTGCGACAGCCAGTCGGCGACCTGGAGGCGCGCGCGCGACTCGCGCATCTGCGCGCGGATGTTCACGATGTTGGCCTGCGTCGCGGTCTGGGCCTCCGGCTGTCCGCGCTGCTCGCCCGACACGCCCGAGATCAGGCCGAAGTCGTCCTTGGTCGCGGCGAGCTGGGTCCAGTTCTGGGCGTCGAGCGGCGCATCCTGCACCGGCGCGATCGGCGGCGGGTTCACCTTCGGCACCTCGATACAGACCATGTCCTCGCCGGTCTCGAGTTTCTCGAATTCCTCTTTCTTGACCTGGGGCTCGCGCATGTAGCGGCGGGTCGCGCGTCGGCGGTGCACGCGCTGCATCTCGCGCGACTCGTTGTACTCGTCCTGCGGGGAGAGCCAGTTGTAGACGGGCGGCAGTGGATACCAGGCGTTGCGGCGCTCGTAGAACTTGAGCGCGGCGATCGGCACCGTCGAGAACGGCTTGTTCTCCTGGAGCAGCTTCCGGTGGCCGTCCGCGACGACGTGGCGCACCTTCTGCCGCAGGTCCCAGATCCGCCACAGAAAGACTTGGCCGTCGTGCGGCGTCTCGTCGGCGTCGCGGTCGCTGTCGGTGTCGCTGTCGATGTCGAGCAGGCTGCCGCCGGCCTTCAGGTCCTCGGTGTTGGTGTAGTTGGTGTTGCGCTTTACGTCTTCGAGCGGGAACCAATCGCCGTAGGCGCACCAGTCATTCGCCTCGAGCAGGTTGCGGCCGGGCGAGATGCGGAAGTGTTCCGGCACGAGCCGCGTGACGAAGAGCGACTCCCGTTTCAGGCTCTTCTTCGGCTCGACGATCGGCGCGCCCTCGCTGTCGGTCATCGCCGTCTTCCCGTCGTCCTTCAGCACCGGCTTGTCGGCGTTGGGATTGTCGATGTAGTCCGCGGTGTAGCCAACTTCGATGAGCGCGAACCGCGAGTAGGCGTCCCGGAGCGCGAGCGTCGTCTCAAACGGGAAGTGCACCTTCGGGTCGTCGATGAAGGTCTGCAGCGTGTGTTCAATGAGCGTGGCGCGACGGCTGGCGTTGCTGTTGGCGGTCTCTTCGTGGTCAGGCCGGGCGTCGACGGAGACCTTCGGCTTGCTGAACAGCAGCGCGGGGAGCTGCGTCTCCTCGGTCGCGAAGACCAGGTTGATGCAGTACTTCTTGAAGGCTTCCTCTTCGGCGAGGCCGCGCCATTGGCGCCCTTCGTAGTAGTCGTCGAGGCGCTCGCACTCGAATTTCTCGGACCACTTCTTGTACTGTTTGCTGGCCCGGGTCAGGCGTGATTGCCAGAGGCGCGCGGCGTCGGTCGGCGGTTTCGGCGGCCGCGGGGCGCGTTTCGGGCGGGGCGTGCCATCAGCCATCAGTGCACCGTCCTCTTGGGCAGGCGGCGCACGCGCCGCGGGTCGTCACGCTCGAGTTCGACAATCAGATCGTCGAGGTCGTTGATCAGGCGCTTGAGCCGGATGAGCGTCGCGCGCAGGGTGAGCGGCGGCGGCAGCGGCGACGGGCGGGGACGCTTCGCCAGGGCCATCAACGCACCGTCATCCGGCGACGCGCCAACTTCGCGAGCCGCTGGGCGCCGGCGAACGTCCCCTGCGTCGCCAACGACGCCGGCCGCGGCACGGGTGGCCGACTCGCGATGAAGTACCGCACGCAGTCGTAGGCGTGGTCGACGACGGTCGGGTCCCGCTCGTCCGAGAACACGGCCTTGCCCAGGTCGGTCCCGATCTTCACGCGCCGCTGCGCCCGCGTCTCCCGCAGCACGTGGTAGCAGCCCTGCGGATACGACTCGGTCGGCGTCAAGAAGAACAGCCGCGGCGCGCCGACGGTCTCTTTGAAGAACGGATGCACGCGCTCGGGGTCGATCGTCAGGTATTCATTGATGCGGTTGCGCGTCCCGAGCTCGTTGTTGTCGGCGGCCTGCCAGAAGATCGCGGTCTCCCGCGGTTTCTCGATGACGTCGGCGTACTCGTCGGCGACCGACCAGCGCCCGCCCTGCTTCTGCGGCATCTGATGGAAGATGCTCGGGTCCGCCAGGTCCTGCTCGTAGCGTTCGTCGACCGACATCTCGGCGATGTTCTTCCGGTGCGTCGAGACGAGCGCGTTCGGCAGGTAGTACTCGCGGATGCCGATCACGTTGCCGTTGCGGTCCACCGCCCACCATACGCAGCACGTCGGCGCCGAGTCGCCGTGGTCGCCCGTCCGGAACAACAGGCACGTCGCGCGCAGATGGTCGAGGATCTCCGGCGAGCCGGGAATCAGCGACAGCTTGTCGATGACGTGAATCGAGCCTTCCGCCAGGCCCCAGATGCCGTCGACGTTGCGGCGAATGAATGCCACGTCGCGCTGCAGCAGGAACCGCATGTTGGTCTCGCCGAGGAAGCTGTTCTCCTTCGACGGCATGTGGAACAGCCGGTAGCCCTGCGCCTTGTAGGTCGTCTGGTGCTCGTGACTCTCGGGGTGGAAGCGGCGGTAGAGCCAGTGCACCTCGACGTCGGGGTTGCACGCGAGCATCGGGTACGGCGGCGGGACCGGCTTCCCGCTCTCCGGATGGAGGTACGGCCACGCGCGCCCCTCGGCGCGTTCGGCGTCGATCATCCGCTGCGGCACCTCGGCGACGTCCCAGCGCCCGAGTCGCGCGAGGAGCATGTCGAAGATCTCCTCCATGACTTCGGGCGCTTCTTCGGCCTGGTCGATGAGGAACCAGTTGATCTCGAGCCCACGGATGATGCCGAGCGTCTCCGGATCGTCGAGATGGAGGAAGAGGATCTCGGACTGCGAACGCGAGAACCGCACGTAGCCGTTCTGATCGTTGCGGCTGCCGCCGGTGCGCCGGTCATAGAGCCGCGGTGGGCACACTTTGAAGAACGTCGCGGCGGTCGTGGCGCGGAGCTCGCGGCCGACGTGACGCGCGATGACGCCTTTGTTTTTTGGGAACTCGGTCGAGAGCCAGATCGCTTTGAGTACGCCGACGTGCGTCTTGCCGGCGCCCCAGCCGCCCGACATGCACATCGGATAGGGCCCGTACGCGAAGGCTTCGGCCTGCGTCGGCGACGCCCACTGCACCACGCGCGTCTCCGGCCGCGGCGCGACCGGGAGGCTCATGACGACGCCGAGGAGGAGGGCCAGGACATGCACACGCACGCTCGCTAGTTCACCGCGGCGGCCGCGGGCTTCTTCGGCTTCTCGGCCTCCTTGGCCTTCTCGACCTCGGCGGCCGCGGCCCGCATCTGCTTCGCCGACCACACCACCGCCGGCCGGAGGCGGACGAAGATGACGCCTGGCGTCGGGTAGGTGCGTTGCAGCCAGTCCATCGCGACGGCGCGCGCTTCGTCTTCGGTCTCAGCCTCGATCCAGACGTCGTCGACGCCACGCGCGCGATACCGGAGTTCCCACAACATCAGACCAACCTCCTAATCCCTAGTGCACCCGTACGCCAGGCGTCTCCGGCGGCAAGGTGAACGCCGGCACATCGGCCGACACGGCCGCCCCATCCCCGCTCACGAGCCCGGTGTGCTTCGCCAGAATCTCGTGCATCTTCCCCTTGTCGATGACCCGCACCTTGTGCACGTGCTCGGTGACGCCGTCGCCGGCAATCAGGTTGCGCCGCACCACTTCGACCGAGACGATCGCGCGCCGCACGTGCGCGGGCATCAACTTCACCGGCAGGAGATACCCCTGCTCGTCGAACAGCTGCGCCATGTCGAGGTTGGCCGCCGTGTCGATGTCGCGGAGCACGCGGTCGGCGGTGACGCCCAGGCGGTGCGTCCGGTCGGCCATCTCGAGCTGCACGGCGGCCTGGATGTGCGGTTCGCCGAGGAGGCGACAGGCGGTGACGCGGATGCCGGTCCCGGTGTAGCCGACGGCTTCGGCGGCACGCGGGGCGTTGAAGTCGATCAGATATTCGGCGACGAAGGCGCGTTCGCGCGCCGTCAAGGCGTCGACG